TGAGGCGACGGGGGTCTCACATAGCGGGGCCGCTGTAGTCGGGCAGCAGCAGAGCCTTGCGTCAGCGGACGGCGCGTCTGTTGGCGTTGGTTCTGCAGTTGCGCCTTGGGTCGCTACGTCCGCGGTCCTTGGCATTGCGGTCGGGCGCGGTGATGCTGTTGCGCGGTTGCCCGGTGACGAAGTTACGTTGCCGGGCGGAATCGGCCGCATTCCGCCGTCGAGAATGCGGCGGATAATTGAGGAAGACGAGATGATCCTTGCAATAATTATGGCGTGGTTGCACGCTACTGATGGTGGCCATACACCGATCAATGTCGAGTAAACAATGACCCCGACCCTATACCGTCTTGTCACGCTCGCTGAGGCGAAGGAACATCTGGGCGTCCTAGTAAACGATGACGACGTTCGGATTGATCGGCTGGTGCTCGATGTTTCGCAGATCATCATGGACTATATCGGAGGTTCTTCGGCTGCGTTGAACGGGTGGACGGATACCAGTGGTGCGCCGCTTGTCGATGCAAACGGTAATCCGTCGCGCATCGGGGCGGTAGGTACGCTCGATTCGGCGGGCAATTTCACATTGACGCTTGATAGCAACGGTGATCCGATCGACGAAGGGGTCTCGTCCGTGCCCGGTCCTGTGCGCAACGCAACGCTGCTGGCTATTGCAAACCTCGATGATGATCGCGAGGGCACTCGGAATGCTCTGTCGCCAGGAGTTGAAAGCCTTTTGGCAAGGTTTCGCGATCCACCCGTGGCGTGACTACGTTTGCAATACTCGCGACGGGGCCGTCCATGAGCCAGGCGCTTGCGGATAGTTTGAAGGGCCGCAGGCGCATTGCTGTGAACGATGCCTTTCGGCTTGCGCCTGATGCCGACGCGTTGGCGGCTAATGATCAAGCGTGGTGGCGTGTGCACGAAGATGCGCGGAAATTTGCGGGGCGTAAGTTCAGCACGAACCCACTCACACGGTCGGGCGTGGAGCGTATTGCTGCGGTTAATGGGACGATCAGTACCACATCGAACTCAGCCTTGCTGGCAGTGCACGTTGCGATCACTGTGTTCGGCGCAACGCGCGTTGAGCTTTACGGTGTGGACCTGAGAGGGACGCATTATTTCGGTCCGCACGTTGGGTTGGCGAACACTAAGCCTGAGCGGTTCGAAATATTCAGGACGCAGTTCGCGCGATACGGCACGCCTGAAGGTGTTGAGATCGTCAACTGCACAAAAGGATCGGGTCTGCTGTGCTACCCATTCGCGGATTGACAATTTATACCGCGCGTGCCGCGCATCAGGAGTCGCACGCGATCGCTCTCGCTGAAGGGCTCAAGGCGCATGGTATAGCCGCGACCATTCGGCGTGACCAAGTAGCCGCAACCAAGCACGTCGCGTGCTGGGGCTGGCGCGTGGGAAGACTGTTGCGCAGGGCGGGACATGAAGTTCTGGTGATGGAACGCGGTTACATCGGAGACCGTTTCGCGTGGACCTCGCTAGGATGGAACGGGTTGAACGGCCGGGCGAAGTTCAATCCGTTGGATGATCCCGTGCGGTTCAACAATCACTTTTCAGAACTGCTGAAGCCTTGGAAAGAAGGCGGCGATTACGTGCTGCTGATCGGACAGGTGCCGGGTGACGCGAGTCTGGGCGGGATGGACATGACGCGCTGGTATGACGAGTCCGCCAAGAAGGCGGCAAAGGCTTACGGACTACCGGTGCGATTCAGACCTCATCCGTTGGCTCGACGAGATAGATCGGCGGTGGTACGTGTCGAGCAAATCAAGGGGACGCTGCAGGAGGCGCTTGCACGCGCGGCGGTCGTCGTGACCTTCAATTCGAACACGGCGGTCGAGTCTGTACTCGCGGGCGTGCCGACGGTTGCGACCGATATTGGTTCGATGGCTGCGCCGGTGACATCGCGTCAGATCGGCGACGTGTTCAAGCCGGATCGGTTTGCGTGGGCTGCAAGATTGGCGTGGTGTCAATGGACGATGGCTGAGATCAAGGCGGGGGTGGCATGGGCCGCAGTGCAACCGCGCTCCTTATCCGAGGCATGCGGGGACTTGGAGATTGCGTATACCAAAGGGCAGTGATTCGCGAATTGGTAGGGCACTTTGATCTTTATCTAGAAACTCCGTGGCCTCAACTTGTTACTGATTTGCCAATCAGGTGCATTCGTGCTGCGGGCACACGGCTGCACATGCAAAATAGGAACCTGGCTCGTCCTGACTTGAAATGGCACGCGGCACCTAAACGTGCTCAAGAGAGGAAGGTCAGTTATCGTGGCGCGACAGATTCAATCCTGTCCGCGATGATGGAATCGGTTCGCGTTGTTTCAAAAACAATTACGTTTGATCTTCCAGACTTCTCACCGATGGGTAAATCTTCATACATCGTGGTACGTCCCGCCACGATACGTCGAGAGTCACCGATGCCGGCACGTAACCCGATGCCGGATTACTTAGCACTTGCAGCGGAGAAACTTCGGGATCACTTTCGGATTGTCAGTGTTGCGTCGCTAGCCTTGAATGTAGAGTGGCCCTTGTTACCGTTGCCGTATGCGGACGAAACGTTCCATGCGGGCGAGCTACGTGCAGAACAATTGATGGCGCTCATTGCCGGTGCCGCGGGTGTTGTAGCGGGGGTGGGGTGGGCTGTTCCTGTCGCTGTTGCGTATCGTGTTCCATTGTTCTTGATTTACGGTGGCTGCGGAACGTACGACGGACCGCGCCGAATCTTTGACCCTAGAATGCCAACTGACCTCGTTCATCATGCTATTCCCGACCACTTCTGCGAGTGCGGAAACAGAAATCACGGTTGCGACAAGCGCATTGGAACAATTGACAGGCAGATCGACGACTGGGCGATGGGACTCGCTGCGAGACGGTCAGTTGCAATGGCTTCCTGAATTCGGCTTTGGCTTCTTCAATGTCACTGCATCGCCTGCGGATGCTGGGTACTTCGCCCACTATTCAAAGCTGGCCGATACTTCGATCGGACGGAAGCTCAATGCGTGCCGCATCACGATGCTGAAGCGTCATTGGCCGAACGGTACGGGAGTGGTTGATATTGGTGTAGGTGCCGGGACGTTCATTGAGTCTTTGCCGGGCTGCTTAGGTTACGATGTAACTCCTGACAGTGTGTCGTGGCTCAAGGAACGCGGGCTTTTTGTCGATCCCTATAAGCAACCAATCGACGTTGCTACGATCTGGGACTGTTTGGAGCACATTCACGATCCGATACCGTTGCTTAACAACGTGCGCAAACTCGTGGTGACTTCGCTGCCAATCTTCAGTGGTCCTGATCATGTCATTCGCAGCAAGCATTACAAGAAGGCCGAGCATTGTTGGTATTGGACCGAGCGTGGCCTCATTTGGTTCATGGCTAGGTGCGGATGGCAGTGCTTGGAGTCTAACGGCGACGAGCGCAGAATAGGTCGCGAGGACATTCGCAGTTATGCCTTTGTGCGGACATGAGCCAATTCGTCGTCAACACGGTGCAGGGGATCGGGGACATCTTCTGGGTCTATCAGAAACTCGCACCCTATTGCGACACGTTGTCGCTGAACATTTATTGTGTTGATCCGAACAACACAGTGCAGCGTCGGTCGGAGGCGTTTTGCAGGATGCTGCCGAAGGTGCGGCAAGTGATGTTTCGCAAGGTGCCAAGGTCAGAGTATCAACGACTGGCGCGCAGTCGGTTCAGTGTTCAGAGTGTTATCGGTGCAAGAAATCCGGTGGACTATACGGTCAATGCGCCGCTCGAGGCGGGTGTCAATCTTCGCGACATAGATGCACATTCAAAACTAGATGAGTTCGTTGACCTAGGACTACCCGCGAGCGTTGAAAGGGAGGACTACCTTTGCCTTTTTGTAGCGGGCGCAAAGTCCATCAACGTGTGGAAGCCCGACGTGTGGGCAAAGCATGCGATGTATCTGGCGCGGCGGTTAGGGGTGGCTAGGATTGCGTTGATCGGTGCTGAATGGGATCGAGCCGTACAAAGCGAAGTCCACCGCATACTTGCATTGCGCCATGAAGTTGTGGTCTATGTGGGCTCCCCTCTGGAGCAGACACTGGACATCATTCGTCGCTCGCGGTACTTTTTCGGCTATCAATCTGGGTTGAATGTGCTGGCCGAAAATTACAACGTGCCGCAGCTCATGGTGTACTTTCCAAAGCTGCGGTCGATGCTCTATACTTGGTGCAAGCCGATGAGCGTGCGGACGATCTTTCACGCTATGACCTTCGACTGTGATGCAGCAAAAGTGATCGATGCCCTTCCATTAGGGATAAGCGATGAAGCACGGACCGCTTAAACACACCATTATCATCCAGCGGCCCGACACAACCGGGCAGGATTCAGCGGGTCAGCCGATAATCGATTGGGTTGATGTTGTGACGGTCAAGGCGTCGATCGAGCAACTAACAGCCCGAGAGCGATCCGTGGAGCGCTTCGTGAGTGCGCAGGTGCAGGCAACGTCGTCGCATCGCATTCGGATGCTTTACACCACGCTGCTCAATAGTATGGATGAGACGTGGCGGATAGTTTTTGGGATTCGCATATTTCAGCTTGCGGGGATGCCTAACAACGTTCGCGAACGCAATCGTGAATTTGAATTTCTATGCATCGAGTATCCGGCGGTGCCATGACGTGGGCAGTTCCTCGTGCCTTTTCTGGCGGGACAGTTGTCGTGATGGCATCGGGTCCGAGCATGAGCCGGGATGTCGCGGCAAAGGTTCATGAGTCTGGGCACCCGGCGATCGTCGTGAATACGACGTTCCGTCTCGCGCCGTGGGCGTGGATGCTTCATGCTGCAGACTGGCGCTGGTGGATGTCGCATCCGGACGCGATACGGTTCGCGGGGATGAAGGTGACGATCGAAGCGAATGCGCCCGAGGTCAAGCGACTGCGGAACACGGGCATCGACGGCTTCGATCCGGACCCGACGTGTATCAGGACAGGAAATAACAGTGGCTACCAAGCGGTGCACAGCGCGATTCATACCGGGGCTGCGCGCATTCTGTTGACGGGGTTCGACATGAGCGGCGGACACTGGCATGGCGACAATGTCGGTGGCACGCGTCGGGACTGGATTGCTCGGTTCCCGGTGCTGGGTAGCGCTGCTCGTGAGCGTGGCATCGAGATCATCAACTGCACGCCGAGGAGCGCGCTGAAGGCGTTCCCGATGATGCCTTTGGAGGAGGCTCTCTGATGCATATCAAACTGGCGGGCTTTGCGGAACTTCAGAAGCAGCTCCTCGAGTTTGGTCCTAAGCTTGCCGCGAACGAGCAGCGCAACGCGACGCGGGCGGCGGCTGCGGTGTTCCGTGACGCAGTCAAGCAGCGTTTGAACGCTGGGCCGAAACCGATAAGCAGGACGCACACGCTAGAGACGAACATGGTGGTGAACAAGCGCCGCACTGATGGGCAGTTCATGGTACGGTATGGCGTCAGGGTCAAGTCAGCGAAGAAGCAGCAGTATGGCAACACACGGGCGAATCGTCGCAAGCGTAGAGTCGGGAAGCGTTTCGAGGTTGAGGGTCCCGCGTTCTATGGTCGTTTCCTTGAGTTTGGGACGTCGAAGATGAATGCCCATCCGTTTATGCGCCCGTCGTTTGGTCCCAACGTGAATAAGGCTCTTGACGTTTTCAAGGCGCGGATGGCCAAGGGCATTGAAAACGCGGCGAAGCGGCGATGACGATCGAGGAAAAAGTGTTTGCTGCACTGACGGCAGGAAGTCCGGCGCCACTGCGCGCGTACCCAGACCTGATGCCGCAGTATCCGACCTTGCCGCTGGTGACCTACATCATCGTGGGAGGCGAGGATGACATTCACTTGACGGGCGAC